AAACTATTATTTGGAGGCTAGATGTCTACAACCTTTACAGTAAGCCGTGATCAGATTATCCAGTTAGCATTACGCAAGCTTGGTGTATTGGAACTTGGCGACACTCCTGATGCAGCTACAGTAGCTAATGCATCACTAGCTCTTAACTTATTTATTAAACAGATGGCAACATCTGGTTTAAAGATATGGAAGACTAACGAATTAATATTACCACTTGTTGCTGGACAGACTGAGTATGTTATTGGTCCATCTAGTACAGGTGCTGTAGATCTTAATACTGACAAACCTCTTAAAGTTATTCAGGGTTGGTTACGTAACAACACTGTTAGTCCAGCTATTGATGATGTGCAGATACAGTTATTAAGTAAACAAGAATACAACATGTTAGGCTCTAAGTTCAGTACTGGAACTCCTAACAGTTTGTTTTATGAAGTAAGACAAAATACTGGTAACATGTATTTGTATGTAACACCTGACAGTAATGCAGCTGCTACATTTGAACTACACTTTGTTTGCCAACAACCAATGGCTGACATTAACACAGCACAAGCTATTCCAGACTTTCCCACTGAGTGGATGAATGTATTGGTATGGAACCTTGCTGACCAACTAGCTATTGAATATAGTGTGCCAGGTAATCATCGTCAAGAGATTGCTGTGCGTGCTAAAATGTACAAAGAAGAATTAGAAGGATGGGATGTTGAGTCGTACTCTACATTCTTCCAACCTGACATGAGAATGGGTAGACCATCTTCTAACAACATACCATAATAGGATACTATGCCAATTGCAAGACTACCTTTAGCACAACCAATAGAGACTCGTGATGGTACCTTGGCAAAGGATTCTAAGTGTGTCAATGGTTACTTTGAGACAGTAGGACAGAAGCGAGAGTTTATTAAACGACCTGGTATTTTAAATACAGGTGCAACACTTGCTAATGCACAAGGACAGGGTTTATATAACTTTAATGGTTCGTTATTTGCGGTTGTAAATAATGTTCTATATAAGATTAATCCTACAACTTATGCTGTAACTACTATTGGTACTATGACTGGTACTATAGGTGGTATAGTACAACAGTGTTATTTTAATAGCACACTTAACAACACATACTTGTTTTTACATAATCAAGTAAATGGTTACACATACAATCCAGCTACAGGCGTCTTTGCTGAGGTCGTTGATGATGGTATTACCGTTGTAACGATTATTACAGGTGGTAGTGGATACACTGCCCCTGCTGTTTCCTTTTCAGCACCTAGTGGTGGTGGAACAACAGCTACTGGAACTGTACAGTTTACTGGTGGTATAGTTACTGGTATTACAATTACTAATCCAGGCAGTGGATATACTTCTAGTGATACATTAGTGGTTACTATCACTGATGGTGGTCCAGGTGTTAATGCAACTGCATCAGCTTTGTTAAACGGATTCCCTGCAGGTCCTTATGCAACAGGTGCTATTTATCTAGATACTTATACTGTTATTGGTGGTACTAATGGTGAGATATATACATCTGATCCTAATAACCCTACAGTATGGAATGCCCTTAATTTTATTACAGCAGAAGCAGAACCCGATGGGTTAGTTGGGATTGTTAAACATCTTAACTATGTATTAGCTTTTGGTCAGTGGTCAACAGACTTCTACTACGATGCTGGTTCATATCCAGGCTCTCCCCTTGCAGTTGCAACCCCGTATCATATTGAATTAGGATGTGCTAACGGAGATTCTATCTGTTCGTTTGAACAAACAACAGTCTGGATTGGTACTGCTAAAGAGCAGGGACCTTCGGTATACTCTATCATGGGTGTATCACCGTCAAAGATATCAACACCATTTATTGATCGCATACTTAACACCAGTACGCTTACAGATGTGATTGCCTATCCATTACGTATCAATGGTCATACCTTTTATATCCTCACATTAGCCGATCTTAATCAAACATTGGTATATGATCTTAATGAAAAGCAATGGTATCAGTGGACTATGTGGGCTGTTGGTGATAGTGATTCCGGCGTTAACGGCATATATGCAGAACAATATTTCCGACCTAGTTACTTTGCTGGTGTTGGTGAGACATACTTCTTGTTAGATGATGACAATGGGACGTTGTATACAATGTCTGACACGTATTACAATGATGATGGTGCTCCAATCTATTATAGATCAGTAACCCCTATTATGGATAGTGGAACTACTAAACGTAAGTTCTATCATCGCCTTGAGATTGTCGGTGATAAGATTCCGGCTACAATGAATATAAGACATACTGGGGATGACTATAAAACATGGTCAAACTACAGACAAGTAAACTTGAATAATGGACGTCCTCAGATATACCAAGTTGGTGCAGACCGACGAAGGGCTTGGGAGTTCTTATGTACTGACAATCAACCAATCCGACTTGAAGCTGCTGAGTGTGACTTTGATGTTGGCGAGTTAGAGAATGTAGGACAACCAGCACAGCAAGGGTAAGATAGATGGTAACGTATCAAGTCGAGCAATACTCTGACGTTCTTCCAGAGCTGCGGGTTATATACCCTGAGCACTATAAAGAAATAGAGCAAGAGGTTAGCGGTGGTTTTGAACTAGACCCTGACTGGACTCAATACTTTGCTCTTGAACAAGCTGGTATGTTACATGTTATTACTTGTCGTAAAGCAGATAAGCTTATTGGTTACATGTTCTACATTGTTAGTAAACACTTACATGTAAAATCATGCGTCACAGCCTACGAAGATATATACTTCCTTCGTAAGGAATACAGAAAAGGACGGACTGGTATTCGTATGTTTCAGTTTGCTGAACAACATATGAAGTCTATTGGTGTAAATAAAATGCTAGGTACTACTAAGGTACATATAGATAACTCAAAGTTATTTGAATACCTTGGATATCAGTTCGTAGAAAAACTCTTCAGTAAATATATATAAAAAGGAATTAATATGGGTGGCATAGTCCAATCAATCTTTGGTGGTGGTAGTCAGAGTACTGCTGCTCCAGCTCCATTACCACAAAGTCAAACAGATCCGTACGGTGCAATTGGCGGTCGTACAGCGGCTGCTAATCAGCTGTTGGGTTTTATGAATAACCCATCATCTGCTATGAGCTCACCAGGCTATCAACAGCAGTTGCAACAAGGTCAGAATGCACAGCAAGCTGCTGGTGCAGCTAGTGGAACACTGCAATCAGGTGCGCAAGCTAATGCTCTACAGAGTATGGGACAGAATACATTTGGTGCTTACTATCAACAGATGCTTGGTAACCTTGGTTCTTTGTCTGGTGCTACTTCACAGACTCCTGCTGGTGGTGCTCAAGCACAAAATCAAAGTAATCAAATTGCTTACAACGCACAGAATCAGAATGCACAATCAGGTATTGGCTTAGTTGGTATGGCTCTTGGTGGTGCTAGTGCTGCTGGTTTGTTTGGTGGTGGTGGTAGTCCTCTTGCATCTACAAATACAGCTGGTGGTGATTGGATGAGTACTTACGGAGGTTAATGTATGAGTTTCTGGAACAACCCTGGAGCATCGTTTGAAGGACTAGCGCACGACCCGTGGCACAGTATGCAGAACTTTATGACTACTGGTGTAGTTCCAATGTTACCGTACATTGCTGGTGCTATTGGTGGTGCTTATGGTGGTCCTGCTGGGGCTGCTGCTGCTGGTGGTGCTACTCAAGAGGGTATTGATTACTTTGGTGGAAACTCACAAGCACGTACTGGTCAAGGTATTATGGGTAGTCTAATGTCTGGTGCTGGTGAAGGTCAATTGGGTAGCTCAGCGTATGGTGCATACGATACTGGATCTATCGGACCTAGTCAAGGACAACAAGGTATTAGTCAGTTAATGAAACTGTTTGGTAACTCTTCTAGTGGTTCAAGTACAGGTGGTACTAGCTCTTCTAGTTCACCTCTCAATTACTTTCAAGCACGTAATCAAAAGATACAAGAATTACAGAAATATATAACTGGTGAGCCTCCATTGACTGGTATTGGCAACCAAGCTGCTGTCTCTCAAGATGCTGAGAGGCAAGCACTAGAGGGTTCTAGTACCGATAAGAATAAACCAGAATACGTAGCTGACTCAAAACCAGTTGAAGTGTTTAATGATGAAACAAGTGAAGGATAATATATGGCAAACTTAGCGCAAGCCTTTGCAGGCGGATTTGAAAGTGGTCAAGCTATAGGCGATACTATTGTTGCCGATCGTGATCTTAAACAAGCTCAATCTGAATCAGCTCCTGGTGCTGATCTATTTACTACCTACCAGAAGGCTGGTCAGATGGCTATGCAATCTGGTAACACTCGTGTAGCAGATAAGTTTCTTAAGCAAGCTAATGAATATAAAGGCGATGCTCTTAAAACTAAATTAGCTGAGATGACTGTTCATCATGCAGAAGTTTCTGACTTTGAACGGATTATTCGTACAAACGATAACCCTGATTCTCTTAAAGCTATTATCGCTTCTTCTGATAAATTAAATCCACAAGAGAAATTAGAATACACTGGTCTTGTAGACAAAGCACAAAAGAGTGGTAAGTGGGCTGAGTTTCATAAAGCTATTGGTGAGACTACTCAAACATACCAACAACAACAAGCTACTCAAAAGGCAATACTTGAACAACAGTTAAAGGAGCAACAAGCTCTTTTTAATAATAATTACAAAGCACAAATGCTAAATATTGCTGCTGGTAAAGCTGCAGGTAAAGGTATTGGCAAACTATCTCCAGAAGATAAAGAATTACAAACCGAATTACACGAAGATGTTCGTGGTATACGTGCAGATGCTAAATCCGAAATTGATGCTACTAATAAAAACTATGGTTTAAATGATGCTCAAAAAGCAGCTAAGATTGTTGGTATTAAAAAGAGGCGTGATGATGCTATTAAGGCTGCTCGGGATGAGTTTAAACATCGAGATGATGAAGAGAGTCCTGAACCAGGAAAAGCTAAACCAACGAAAGAGTTTAATTTAACACCTGCTATTAAAGCACAAGTTGAAAAGATTGATATTAAAAACTTATTAAAAGTTGCTGATGATCCTAAAGAACGTGAATCGTTTGATCAACACTATGGTCAACCAGGATTAGCTGATGCATTAATTAAAGATTCTAAAACAGAAGCACCTGCTCCTAAAAAAGAAGTTGAATCTCCTTTACCAAAAAAACCTGGATACAAACGGGTTAAGGGTAATCGTGGGTGGACGTATGAAAAGCTAGTCGGTAGACAAGCAGCAGCAAATAAAGAAGGTCTTTAATATAAAAAGGATTAGGTATGGACTGGGCAGGTAAACCAATAGATTTAGGAACACAAGGTGAAGTAGTTCGTGTTAAAGATGGTGATACTGTTGAAGTTAAAACCAAAAAAGGTATTATAGATGTTCGTCTATCCGAAACAGATGCTCCTGAGTTTAAACAAAAAGGTGGTATCGAAGCTCGCAAAGCCTTAGAAAATAGAGTACTTAATAAACAAGTTACGCTAACAGGACAACGTCCTGACCAGTATGGACGTACTGTTGCTTCTGTAGATGTTGATGGTCATAATGTTGGTAAAGATATGATTGACGCTAAAGAAGTTAAACCTTACGGCGAAAAGATGTCTTTATGGGATCGTGTTACTGGTAAGATAGATCCTAAAACTTATCGTCAAGAAGGCCATGGGTCTGGTCATTGGGCTGGTAAACCTATTACTGAAACAGAACCCAAAGCAGTTTCTACTCCTTCAGGTAAGTGGAAAGGGGCTGCAATAGATGAGGGTCAGTCTACAGAGAGGGGTATTGTTGGCGACATTAAAGCTTTTGGCAGATCAGCTATAGAGAGTCAACCAGCGTTAGCTGGTGGTGTTCTTATGGGTGAGGCTGGTGCGGCTGCTGGTGGTATTGTAGCAGGCCCTGTGGGGGCTGTTGTTGGTATGCTTGGTGGTGCTGTTATTGGTGGTATCCTTGGTGAAAAAGCTAAGGATGTTGTTAAGAGTATGATCCCTGAAGAGACACTTAAGAAGTATGGCTTTGATGAAAAAGCAGTAACTCAAGAAGCTAAAGAACATTCTAAGTCATCTCTTGCTGGTCAGATTGTTGGTGGTGCTGGTTGGTTTGGTCCTGGTAAAGTAACTGTTGCTGAGCGTCTATTTTCAGGTGCTTTTGGTACTGGTATTGAAGGTGCTGAACAAATACAAAAAGGTGAGTTTGATCCAGCTAGATTAGCAGAAGCTGGTGTTGGTCAAGCTATCTTTGCTAAATCAACTCGAGCTACAAAAGCAATTGCTGATAAGTTTGGTAACACAGAACGTATGGCTGCTTGGGAACTTGCTAAAGATCCTGTTGCTAAAGCTAATGCAAAACGTAATGATTACATTCAAAATCAACTTGATAAGCATAAGAATGAATCTAAGGTTGATGAAGATGCTAAAACATCTCCACTAGTTGAAGCTGCTATTCGTGATAAGAAGACTGGTGCTGTTGAACGCATGGGTCCTAAGCATGACGAAGCTCGCAAAGCGGAAACTAAAGACACACATGAACAAGGTTTTCTTGATGGCGCTGGTAACTTTCTTGAGCGTAAAGAAGCTCTTAAACGTGCAAAAGAAACAGGTCAAATACCTACTGGTAAGAAGCTAGACTTTCCCGAAGAGGGATTGCATAGTGGTGATCTACGTGATTCAGGTGATCCTGCATTTCAACTTGATAAACCTCGACAACCAAAAGAGGTTAAGACTAAACTTGATCGTGAGAAAGAGTCTTGGGCTAATGAAGGTAAACCTAAGAAAGTTAAGAAGGCTAAGAAGGAACAACCAGAGAGTAAAGACCCAAGAGATACAGCTGGTCGTACTGATAAAGGTGAGCCTGGTTCTATTGATCCAAAAGTTAAAGATGTTAAAACAACTGGTCCCAAAGATGAGTCCTTACGTATTGAAGCACAAGCTCGTAAGATATATCACACACAAGGACCAGAGGCAGCTAAGAACTTTCTTGAAACTAATACCCCACATGCTGAACATATTGTAGAGAATATTAAGAATGGTATTGGTATTAACATTAATGAGGTAAAAGCTAAGCAACGTCTAGCTAATATCTTTAAATTTAAAATACTTAAAGCAATGCCTAGTGCAGAAGATCGTAAAGCTCTTCCAAAGGCTATTGAAGAGGGTATTACTTTATCAGAAGAGCATGCTAAAGTAGCTAGTGATTATCAAGAGATGATGCATCAGATTGGTAAAGAGGCTGAGAAGCATGGTGTTATTCGTGGCCTTGTTGAGAACTACGTAAGTCGTATGGCTAAAAAAGCTGGTATGTCTGAGGATGAAACAAAAGGGTTTATTGAGTCTATCATTAAAACCCCAGGTGTACAGGCAGGTCTTAAGCCTGGTTCTAAGTTTGCTAAAGAACGTACTATGGAATCGCTTGATCAAGCTACCGAAGCTATGCGAGCTAAGGGTCTTGAGATTGAATCTGATATTGCTGAGATTGCACACGGTTATATGACCGATATGTACAAAGCAATTGAGGATAGAAAGCTAGTTAATAATCTTAAAGTTACTAAGATTGATACTGGTTATGCTATGATACCTCCAAAAAGCACAGAGATACCTTATGGGTATAAGGTTATTGATCATGGTCCTTATCAGGGATGGTATGTCCATCCTGACATTAAACCAGCATTAAACTTTGTTCTTGGGGCTGCTGAGCCTGGTGTTTACATGAAAGCTATTATTGCAGTCAATAGTGCTATCAAACGGTCTAATATTAGTGCCTCTTTGTTTCATGCTAAATCGCTCTATGAGGCGTTTTTACTGGCTAAGCCATACCTAGGTAAGGAAGCTTGGAAAGGAAGCCTTAGCGGGGTCTTAAAAGTCCTTAGAGAGGGTGGAGAAGGGGATATAGCAGACTATGCTATCCGTAAAGGTGGTTTAGAGATGGGTATGTCTAGTGTTGAAGACGTAAGTCATACAGCATTGGAAGCGTTGGGCGAACAGGCTGACAAGTTAATGGGTAAGTACTCTGATAAAAAGATTATGCAGAGAGGTCTTGGAAAGCTTGAAAAAGAAACTCTTGGTCGCATTGATAGTTTTACTTGGGATTATTTACATGATGGTCTAAAGTTACTTACATTCTCTCGTATGCTAGAGAAAGCTGAACGTTTACATCCAGATGTTCCTCGTGATGTTCATGCTAAAGAGATTGGTCGCTTTGTTAACAATAGTTTTGGTGGGTTGAATTGGTACGATATTGCTAGACAATCAAGTAGTAAATTTGAAGAAGGTCTTAAAATGGCAGCGTACTCTCCTGAGGGTCGTCGCTACCTACAGGCTATCTTGTTTGCTCCTGACTGGACAGTATCAACACTACGTGCCTTTACAACAGCTTTACCTAAGAATCTTTTAGCACCAGATGTTGTTGGAGGTGTTAAAGGTATGATGCGTCCTAAAACACAAGCTGACTATGCTAGACTTTATCAAATGAAGTTTGCACTTACTTATCTTACAGTCCTTAATGGTGTTAATATCATTACGTCTGGCCATCCTATTTGGGATAACAAAGATAAGACACGCATTGAGTTTAAAGATGGTACTACCATGCAAGCCACTAAACATGCTATGGAGTGGGTACATGCCGTTGCTGGTACTGATAAGTTTATTGCAGATAAGCTAGGGTTCTTGCCTAAAGCAGCTGTAGTGGCTATTGGTGGTCTTGAGTATGCTGGTCCAGATGCTCCTAAATTGGAAGATCCATCTTTTGGGGGTCGTGCAGCTGCAATTGGTAAGACATTATTACCATTTAACGTACAAGCTTATCAAGGAGCACCAGAGGGTGAGCGACTTAAACGTACTATATTAGGTACTCTTGGTATGCCTGTTTATGGACAAACCAAAGCACAAAAAGCTAAAGCCAACTTTGAACGAAGACGGCGAGACGCTATACGTAAAATTAAAGAAGCACAAGGAAACTAAATGCGTATTCTAATTATCGATGCATCAGGCGTATGCCTTGACTTTGCTTTACGATGCCAGAACTATGGTCATCAAGTAAAGTGTTTTATTAGACACAATAAGGATGGCAGTCGCTCGATGGTCGGTGATGGTGGACTCATTGAAAGAGTTTCTGAGTGGGAGAAGTATATGAACTGGGCAGATCTAATCTTCTGTACAGATAATATCTTTTACATTCATGGCTTGGAACGTTATCGTGATAAAGGTTATCCAATTATTGGTCCATCTATTGATACCAATCGTTGGGAACAAGACCGCATGCACGGTGCAGATGT